GTCGGTTATGTTGGCAACAAGAGGTATATCAGAGTTGTATTAGCTAAAACTGGTACTCATTCAAATGGAACACCAATCGGTGCGATGGTTGTACGAGGACACGCTAGACACTCAACTGATAACGACTTTACAGCACATAACGCTTAGTAAAGCATTTGGGTATGGGGTAGGCTTTTGCCTATCCCACCCTTTAAGGAGGAACGAATGGCAAATAAAAGTTATAAAATAGTAGTACCAAAGGTGGGAGCTACTAATGAACTTGGTACAGAATCAAAACTTTATGTCCACAACGAAGTTGTAGAGGCTAAAGAAAGTTGGCAACAAGACCTTATGGAAGCATTTGTTGCAAATAATTGGGCAATGGAAATAAAAGTTGAAGATACAAGCGATCTTGAGCAATCAGAGCCTGTTAGAGCTAGGAACGAAAAAGGACACTACAAAGCTGACGACCCTAGTACGCCTGACATAAATGAAGCCTATGAAGGTGGTGTTGCACCTAAAAAAACAACAAAAAAGAAATCTACTAAGTCTACTGCGAAGAAATCAACTAAAAAATAATCTTCCTAGACAAATAGTGGTAATATAAAAAAAGCAGACGCTGTGAAAATGGTAGATACCATGCAAACTATAGGAATTATTATTAATGAGTGCAGGTTATCATCATTTCATCATAGAGCAGGGAGCTACATTTGGGCAGACCCTTACGCTAAAAGATAGCAGCGATGCTCTTGTAAATCTGACTGGCTATTCATCAGCAGAAATGGATTTACGAGACACGCCAGATGCCTCAGCTACAATTCTTACACTTACAACAGCAAATGGCAGAATAGCCTTAGGTGGTTCTGCAGGAACTGTAACTCTTAGTATTTCAGCGACTGATACAGCAGCTATGTCTGTTGGTGATGGACACTACGACTTAGAAATAGTTAATTCCTCAGGAAATGTTTTTAGAATTATGGAAGGCACATTCAGTGTCAGGGGTAACACAAGCAGATGAGTACAGTAAGTCAAATCACAGTTACCGATGTAAGTACAATATCAGTTATAACAGCAGGAACTCAGGGAGTTGCTGGTCCAAACACCATTTTAGGTAGAAGTGTTGCTGATTCCACAGCTAGTACAGCAGGTTCATTACTTGTATATGATCACAGCAATACACAGTGGGTAGACAGTCAAAGCACTGCAGCTCAATCACTTAACGCAAAATTGTTCAACTTAGGCTTCACTTCAGGTGGTGCAGTTGTTACAGGTGTACTTGATGAAGATAACATGGGGTCAAATAGCAACACAAAACTTGCTACACAACAATCAATCAAAAGCTATGTAGATGCTCAAAACGCAGCACAAGCAGTACAGTTTCAAGGTGATACAGGTGGTAACCAAAGCGTTACCATTAACACCGAAGTTTTAAATATAGCAGGTGGTACAGGATTAGATACAGTAGGCTCAAGTAATACACTCACTATCAACATAGATAGTACAGTGACAACACTTACTGGCACACAAACTTTAACAAACAAAACTTTGACCTCACCTGTCCTAAACTCAGTTGATCTGAATGGTGGGGATATAAGTTCAGACACTGTTATTAACAAATCCCCCCTAATCACACTTGCAGGAGACCTTAGCGGTAGTGCCACTCTCTCCCAATTGGGCAACGCCACTCTTACTGCAACGATTGTTGCTAACAGTGTCGCCTTAGGAACAGACACGACAGGCAACTATGTAGCAACCATTGCTGCAGGTGAAGGCATAGATGTAAGCGGTAGCGGTAGTGAAACAGCAGCAGTAACAATATCTGCAGAGGATGCTACCGATTCAAACAAGGGTATAGCTTCATTTGACAGTACAGATTTCACAGTATCTTCAGGAGCTGTAACAGTAAACGCAGAAAGAATACAAGATATTGTCGGTGCTATGGTCACAAGCAATACCGAAAGTGGCTTGTCAGTTGATTATCAAGATGCAGATGGAACTATAGATTTCAATGTAGATGATTTCACAATAGCACTATCTGGTGATTTATCTGGTTCAGTTACGATCACAGATTTAGCTAGTGCTACCCTTACAGCTACTATAGTCAACAACGCAGTAGCTTTAGGAACAGACACCACAGGTAATTATGTTGCTACTTTAGCAGCAAGTAATAGCGGTATTGATGTAGCAAACAGTGGCTCAGAAACAGCAGGTGTAACTGTAGGTCTAAATACAGAGTTCGTTCAAGACCTAGTAGGAGCTATGCTCACAGGCAATACAGAAAATGGCATAACTGTAACCTATGAAGATTCTGATGGAACAATAGACTTTGATGTAGCTGACCCTGTTATTACATTAAGTGGAGATGTAGCAGGTTCGGCTACTATGACCAATCTTGGAGATGTCACAATCTCTACCACTATACAAGCTAACTCGGTGGCTCTGGGTACTGATACAACTGGTAACTACATTGCCACAGTAGCAGCAGGAGAGGGAATAGATGTCTCTGGCAGTGGCAGTGAGTCTGCAGCTATTACCATAAGTGCTGAAGATGCCACCGATTCTAATAAAGGTATAGCATCGTTTGATAGTACAGACTTTACAGTTAGCTCAGGTGATGTAACGCTAAATGCTGAAAGAGTACAGGACATCGTTGGAGCTATGGTCAGCTCTAACACAGAAAGCGGTATATCAGTCACTTATGAAGATGGCGATGGCACAATAGATTTTGATGTCAATGACCCTACACTTACTTTCACAGGAGATGTAACTGGTTCTGGAACAATAACAAATCTTGGCAACACTTCTATTGGTCTTACAGTTGCAGCAAACAGCGTTGCACTTGGCACAGATACAACAGGAAATTATGTCGCCACTATAGCAGACGCAGGTAATTCTAGGATTACAGTAGCTAATTCTGGCAGCGAGACTGCTGCGGTTACATTAGATATAGCTGATGATGCCATTGGTACAGATCAGATAGCTAACAATGCGGTCACACTAGGAACACAATCAACAGGTAATTATGTAGCAACGATTGCAGGAACATCTAATGAAATAGAAGTATCAGGCTCTGGCAGTGAAACTGCTGCAGTTACTATAGGCTTACCAGACAATGTAACTATTGGTGGTGCTTTGACAGTGACAGGAGACTTAACTGTAAATGGCACAACTACTACCATAAACACAACAAACTTAGATGTAGAAGATACAACAATAAGGTTTGCCAAGAATGCTACGACTCTTTCTGCAACGAATGGTGCAGGTTTAGAGTTTGGTGGCTCATCAAGCAAACCAACTATCTTATGGAATAACAGTGATGGTAGGTTAGTTGCTAACAAGATATTTGCAGCTACATCTTTTGTTGGTGATGTTGCAGGTAATGCAAGTACAGCAACAGCTTTAGAAACTGCAAGAGCTATAGCTTTATCTGGTGATGTAGTAGGAACAGCAAACTTTGATGGCACAGCAGGTATATCCATCAGTACAACAATACAAGCTAATTCTGTAGCACTGGGTACAGATACTACAGGAAACTACATAGCTACTATTGCAGGTACTTCTAACGAAGTAGAAGTAAGTGGCAGTGGAAGCGAAACAGCAGCAGTCACAATTGGTTTACCTGCAGCTACAGAGATCACAACATCATTAGGCGTAGGAGGAGGCTCTACAAATGGTGTCGTTATAGAACAAGGTGCAATTAAGATAAAGAATGGTGGCACACAATCATTTATAGACTTTTACTGTGAAAGCAACAATGCCCACTATCTAAGACTTCAAGCTCCTGCACACTCTGCATTTAGCGGTAATCCAACTGTAACTTTACCTGCAGCAGCAGGAACTTTAGTAGGCACAGGAGATTCAGGCACAGTCAGTAATACAATGTTAGCCAACTCAAGTATAAACTTTGGTGGCGTTTCATTAGCATTGGGAGCAAGTGATACAACACCTGCGTTTAATTTGCAGGATGCAACTGGTTACCCTACATCATCATTGACAGGAACTATAACCAATGCACAACTGGCAGGAAGTATAGCTAATGCCAAACTTGCAAACTCCTCTATAAACTTTGGTGGAGTTTCACTAGCTCTAGGTGCTTCTGACACCACTCCTGCTTTTGATCTAAGTGATGCAACGAATTATCCAACAAGCAGTCTGTCTGGAACAATTACAAATGCACAACTTGCAGGTTCAATAGCTAATTCTAAATTAGCTAACTCTACAATCACTGTGTCGGATGGCTCTAACTCTACTGCAACTGCGTTGGGTGGAACAATTACTTTTGCAGCAGGGGAAGGCTTAGATGTAGCTGAAAGCTCTGGCACAGTGACCTTCTCTGCCGAAGATGCTACTGCTTCTAACAAGGGTATAGCTTCGTTTACAAGCGATTTCAGTGTTAGTAGTGGTGCGGTATCAATAGCTAACACAGGAGTGTCAGCAGGGAGTTATGGAACTGCTACAGCTATTCCTGCAATAACAGTTAATGCAAAAGGTCAAATAACTGCTGTAAGTACAAATAATATATCAACTTCTTTCACATTAGCAGCAGACTCAGGTAGCAACGATACTTTTGCGACAGGCGAAACTCTAACAATTTCTGGAACAAGCAATGAGATAGAAACAGCAGTATCTAACAATGAAATAACAATAGGTCTGCCTGATGCGGTCACAGTTACCACACTTAATACTACAAACTTAAATATTGGTAGTGCAGGTATTACTGAAGCTGAACTAGAGATTCTTGATGGAGCTACTGTAACAACAGACGAGCTAAATATTCTTGATGGTGCGACTGTTACAACCGCAGAACTGAATCTTCTTGATGGCGGTACAAGTGCAACATCTACCACACTAGCAACTACTGACAGAGTTATAGTCAATGATGCAGGAACTATGAAACAGGTAGCTTTGTCTGATCTAGCTACTTTCATGGGTGACAATGTAACGATCAATCAAACACAAACTGCCTTAACTGTTTCTGGTAATGGTTCATTTGGTGGCACTCTTACAGTGACAGGTGCAACTACCCTAAATGGTGGTTTGACAATGGACACCAACAAATTCACTGTAGCAGATACCACTGGTAACACATCAATAGGCGGTACGCTTGGCGTAACTGGTGCTACTACTTTAAGCAGTACATTAGGCGTAACTGGTGCAGCGACATTATCATCTTCGTTGGCAGTTACAGATGATGTGACTGTCAACACCAATGTATTTAAAGTTGACACATCAAATAATAGAGTAGGAATTAAAACTGCCAGTCCTTCTGTAAGTCTTGATGCAGGAAGTGCAACAGATGCTTTCTTTGTGCCAAAAGGTACGACAGCACAAAGACCATCAGGAGCAGCAGGACATTTTAGATACAACACTACATTAGGCAGATTTGAAGGTTACACTGATGCTTGGGGTGAAATAGGTGGCGGTGGCACTAATACTTTTACTGTAGACAATTTCACAACAGCAAATGCTTCAACAACCGCATTTACACTTAGTCAAACTCCAAATAGCGAAGATAATCTCTTTGTGTTTATCGGTGGTGTATTCCAGAATCCTAATGATTATGTTCTAAATGGCACAACTTTGACGCTAGATGAAGCACCTCCTAGCGGCACAAGAATAATAGTTTATTCTGTAAGAGCTGCAGTATCTGGTAGTAACTTAAACAACGATCAATTCACAGCTAGTGGCAGTGCTGCGTTTACACTTTCAATAGCACCTGTTTCAGAAAACAACACACAAGTATTTATAGATGGTGTCTATCAGCAAAAATCTGATTATTCTATATCTGGCTCAACTTTGACATTTGATACAGCTCCTGCCACAGGAGCAATCGTAGAGGTAAATACATTTACACAAACAAACATCAATGTACCAGTAGACGACACAATCACAACTGCCAAGCTAGTTGATCTAAATGTTACAACTGCCAAGATCGCAGCAGACGCAATAACAGGAGCAAAAATAGCAGACAATGCTATAGATAGTGAACACTACACAGATGGCTCAATAGACGCTGCTCACTTAAATGCCAATGTAATATCAGGCTTGACTGAAGTAACACCAGTAAGTGGCGATAAGATGATGATACTTGACGCTACTGATTCTGCACTGAAGAAAGCTGATGTTAATGACATCATGGCTACAGCAGTAAGTATTACCTCTGCAGCAGACGCAGTGGCAATGACCTTTGACAGTAATGAAAATGCAGCGTTCACAGGAACAGTCACAGCAAACGCAGGTGTAGTTGTAGACAATATCACTATTGATGGCACAGAAATTGATTTATCAAGTGGCGATTTAACAGTAGATGTAGCAGGAACAATATCTCTTGATGCTGATGGTGCTGACATTATGTTTAAAGATGGTGGCACTGAATTTGGTAGGGTGTATAACTCATCTAGTGATTTTGCAATATATTCAGCAGTACAAGACAAAGATATAAAATTACAAGGAAATGATGGTGGGTCAACTATTACTGCCCTTACTCTTGATATGTCAGAAGCAGGTAGAGCTTTATTCAACGCAGGGGTAGGTATCAAAACCACAGCAGCAAGTGGTGTAGCTTTAGATATTCGTGAGGACTCAACCACTACAGCAGTAGATGTTAGGAATACTAATGCTTCAGGCTTTGGAGCATATTTTGCAGGTGGCTCAAGTTCATCAGAGTATGCTTTGAGGGCAGCAGATAAAGATAATAATGCTTTATTTTCAGTAATGAGTGATGGCAATATTGGAGTGGGTATTACAAATCCTTCAGCATTAGTTACCTTAGTTGAAGATAATAGCAGAAGTTCAAAGACAGGAACTGCGGTTGGGCAAATTCATATCAATGGGGGAACTGACTTATCCAATGGCGATGTATCTGGAATTACTTTTTCAACCAATACTTTAACTCAAGTATCTTCAATCATTGGAAATAAAATAACAAATAGCGGAAGCTCTTTATTTTTTGGAACGAGTAACAGCTATGCTTCTGGGGTAACAAATACAGCACTAGAAATAACTCCCTCTGGAAATATCGGTGTGGGAACAGACACAATACATTCAGGCACTTTAGGTCCAAGCAACAGATTTTTAGAGGTTGCAGGGGGAACAGCAGGTGGTTCTGGAACTATTATTCTTTCAAGAACTACAAATGGTGATAACAACGAAGTAGGAGGTCTAAGGTTTGTCAATACAGATAATGCAGATGATGATGGATTAGATAGTGATGGTATGTTAGTTGCTGCTATTTCTGCAAGATCAGCAACATCTGACTCAAATGCAAGTGACGATTCAGGTGGATTATTAACATTCTCAACCAAGCCAGAAGCAGGAAACTTCACAGAGGCAATGCGTATCAATTCTGGCGGCAGCATTAATATGCATGGTAATGTGAGAGTTGGTACAGCTCTAGCTGGTAATGGTGTTTTAGACATAAATGGAGCTTCAGGTACTCATATTATAGATTACATAAATGTCGGTGGAAGTAGAAGATTCGTTGTAAACGCTAGTTCAGGTAATGTGCAAAATACTAATAATGCTTATGGACAACTTTCTGATTCTAAAATAAAAGAAAATATAGTTGATGCTACTAATAAATTAGAAGATTTAAATAGAGTAAAAGTTAAAAACTTTAATTTAAAAGGAGACAAACAAAAACAAATAGGGGTAATTGCACAAGAACTAGAATCTATATTTCCTAGTATGGTAGAAAACCACAAAGATTATAATGAGGAAGGCGAAGATTTAGGTACAGTTACTAAATCAGTCAAATATAGTGTATTTGTACCTATTTTAATAAAAGCAATACAAGAACAACAAGTGATAATAAATGACTTAAAAGCTAGAATAGAGACATTGGAAGGATAATATGGCAAACACTAAAATTACATCAAGAGTTATAGCAGATGATGCAATTCTGACTGCAGCTATTGCTGATGACCAAATTACCTCTGCTCTCATAGCTGATGATGTTGCACTAGGTGGCAATCCAACAACAACGACTCAAAGTGCAGGAAACAACACCACAAGGATAGCAACCACTGCCTTTGTATCTACAGCGATCTCAAACCTTGTTGATAGCTCCCCTTCTGCTTTAGATACATTAAATGAACTAGCAGCAGCACTAGGAGATGACGCTAACTTCAGTACGACTGTGACAAACTCTATAGCTACTAAATTAGCTGCTTCAGGTGCAAACCAAACATTAGCTGACTCAGGCAACCTTACTCTTGATGTGGCAGGAAACATTGTTTTAGACGCAGATAGTGGGGAAATACAGTTAAAAGATGGAGGCACTACATTTGCAGAACTGGTCAAGTCAGGAAATGACTTAAGAATAAATCAAGGTATTCAAGATGGAGATATAGTATTAAGAGGTAATGATGGTGGCTCTGTCATAACTGCCCTTACACTTGATATGTCAGATGCAGGAAAAGCCACATTTAATAGTTTTGTAAAAGCACCAAGATTTGGTGCAGGTATAAATCCTATAGTGCCTGTTGATATTCTCTCCACAGGTGCAACATCTACAGCATTAAGAGTTTTAAAAAGCGGTAGTGACGATTCAACACAAAATAATCTATTTTCAGTAACAGAAATATCAGGACATGGCAGATTAAGTATTCATGATTCTGCACAAAACGAAGATATAAGATTTGATAGTAATGGAGATTCTTATTTCAATGGTGGTAATCTTGGGGTGGGAACAACTTCGCCAAGCAAAAAACTTGAAGTAGATGGTAATGTAAAGTTTGGTAATGTCGGTAAAGTAGAAACAGGCACAAATACATTTAAGGCATCTAGCACTGGCAGCAATGGCTTTTTCTTGAGAAGTGCTGTTTCAAGTGTTTCAAATCCTAGTATTTCAGATGTAGATGATACTGATACAGGTATGTACTTTCCTGCTGCAAATACATTAGGTCTTGCTACTGGTGGCACAAACATATTAAGAGTGAAGCAGTCAAATAGCCAACCTCAGTACACCTTTGGCACAAACAATACTGCTAATGGATTACATGGACCTTCATTTGTTGCTTGTTTAGCTTCTGGTTCTGTTGGTACTAATTACTTTTTTCAACTTTATGAAGCAGAAGATAATTTCTCAGCAGCAAGTTTGAAACTAGGAGGACTTTTAGCTTCGTCATCTTACGCTTTAGCTAATCCTGATAGAGGAGACATTTATGTGCAAGATAATATATCTGCAGCAAGTGTCACAGACAGAACACCTTATCCAACATCACTACAACTTGCAAAAGATGTAATCAATTCACATCAACGCAGAAGTGAAGAAGAAATAACCAGATTAGCTACAGCACAATACAATAAAATACAAGCAAAAGATGAAATGCCACAACCTGAAAGGGAGGCATTGAGTCTTGAAGAGTATTTAGAAAAATATAAAAAAGAATACGAGTTAGACCACAGTGTATTACATGATTATGTAAATGACACTAAATACGCTGATGTAGGAATAGAAGGGCGAGATGCTTCTGCTACAGTTTCTTGTTTAGTAGAAGTTGTAAAAGACCTTATGAAAAGATTGGAGGCTTTAGAAAATGGCTAATACTAAAGTAAGCAGTGAACAGATCATAGATGATGTAGCTTTAGGCGGTAATCCTACAACTACAACGCAATCTGCAGGAAATAACACAACAAGAGTTGCAACCACAGCTTTTGTGACCACTGCTGTAGCTAATCTTGTAGATTCTGCACCTAGTAGTTTGAATACTCTCAATGAGTTAGCTGCAGCTATGAACGACAACGCTTCTTTCTTTAGCACAGTCTTACCGCTTTCAGGCGGCACTATGTCTGGTGCTTTGAATATGGGAAGCCAAAACATCACAAATGCAGGAACAATAACAGGAACTACAGGAACATTCTCAACAGCATCAAGTGGAGCAACTGCTGCAACAGGCACAGTTTTAACAGTAGAAGATGATGACAATACAACATTAAGTATTTTAGGTGGTAGTTCTTCAATTCTAGCTATTAACTTTGGGCATAGTGGAGACAATGACGAAGGAACTGTATCTTTTAATACCACAAGTGGTTCTGAAAACTTAGAACTTACATCTAGTAAAGATATTACATACAAATCTACTTCAACAAACTCTACAGCAGGTCATCACATATTTAAATCTTTCAACACAGAGATTATGAGAATTGATGGAGGTAATAATAGGCTTGGGATTGGAACTAATAGTCCTCAAAGTACTTTACAGGTAGCTACATCTACTGGTACATATTCTCACTTTGGAGCTATTGCAACTACAGATACTCATTATACTGGTATTTCTTTAGGATATACCGAAAACGCTAATGCCACTTATAGAAAAACAGCGATAGCTCAAGAACAAATTGGCGATGGTGCAGCTAGAGGACATTTACATTTTCTAGTTGATATTGCAAATGATAGTAATAGTGTAGTCCTTGCTGATTCAAAAATGATGATTCATGGAACAAGTGGCGATGTTGGAATCGGAACTACAAGTCCTACAAATAATCTTCACATACATACTGACTCAGGCGATGAAGGTTTGACTATCAAGAGTACTGGTAATACTTCAAATGCAATAATATTTGATGCAAACAGAAGTGGTGCAGGAAGCTCTATAGGCGAAATGCAAAGCAAGTGGAATGGTACTACTGTTGCAATGATAGCCTCTGCAACAGGAGATGACACAACCAATAAAGATGATGGAAAGCTAGTATTCTATACATCTTCAGCAAATAACTTAGCAGCAAGACTTACCATTGACCAACTTGGTAGAGAAACAAACTCCAATCAACCATATGTAGCTGCTTATAGAAGCTCAAATCAAACTGTTTCTGCTGCAACTTGGACAGATTGGAGTGTTGATACTACTTTAGAAAATAATGGTTCAGATATGAGGACTGCAACCTCTACTTTCACAATGCCTGTAGCAGGTGTTTATTTATGTACTGGTGTAATAAGCATACAGCAAGTAAGTGCCACAAACTATGCTTTGGCAAGAGTAGTGTTTTCTAGTCACAATGATGTTGAACTTGGTATATTTGAACAACACGCTAATAGTAGTAACAGCACCAATGATTATGGTTATGATGTTCCAATAAATTTTATGTTTAAGGCAGTAGCAAGTGAGACAATGAAAGTGCAAACATTTTCTGGAAGTGGTACTCATGTGATAAGAGGTGGTGCTGCATCTCATATAGAAATTATGTTAATGAGGTAAAGAGATTATGACATCAGAACAAATAATAACTAAGATAAAAGAACTCTGCTCAGGAGTATCAGATAATGATTTTTTACCTCTTACAGTTGGAGGAACAGGCAAAATAGAACTTTGGGATAGTGGAGATGGAATTTATATAGGTAGATGGACTCATACAGATACTCAGCCTACAGCAAAACAATTGAAAAGCTAGTATGATATGATATATAAATTAACTTTAGAAAAAGGAGAAACTTATGGCAGAAGCTAATAAAGATGAAAGAACGCTTATTATGAAATCCGAAACAGGAGAAGATGTCACATATCAAGTTTCTGATATGAGTGATGAAGCAAAGCTCTTGTATACAAAGATTGAAATATTAAGTAAAGAGTCACAAAACATAAAAACTAATGCCGAGTTTGGCTTAGAAAAAAACGATATATTGCAGAAGCATTACTTAGAGGCACTTAAGCCTTTACTTGATTCAGACGAGTCGGAAGCTGAGGAAGTAGAGGATGCCGAGACAGAAGAAAAATCAGACGACAAGTGATGTAGCCTTAGCGTTAGATTCGCATGAGCAGATTTGTGCGATTCGTTATGAGAACATAGAAAAACGCTTAGAGTCTGGCAGTAAACGCTTTGCCAGAGTAGAAGCAATGATTATTGGGGTCTATGTGTTGATCATAGGCTCACAAGTAGTAGCACAGGTGTTGTAATGTCAGGATTACAGATAACAACTGCACCTACTCAAGAACCACTATCTTTACAAGAAGTAAAAGAGTATTTGCGTGTAGAAGATAGCACAGACGAAAGAATACTAAGACCATTTATAGAAACTGCTAGAAGATTGTGTGAAGAACACACTGGCAGATCGTTAATGACACAAACGCACAGCTTTTTTGTAGATGCTTACGATGAATTAGCAGACCCTCTATTTGAAGGCTTTAGGACTGGTCCATACCTAAACTATTACAAAGATCATATAGTGTTGCCTACAAGTCCTGTGGTTAGCGTAAGCTCAGTAAGCACATTTAACGATGATGATACTGAAACCACTATGGCAGCTTCTAGGTATTATGTAGATAATGTGCGTGAACCTGCCAGAGTAGTGCTTAGAAGGGGTGAAACCTTTCCAACAGCACTTAGGGTAGCCAATGCTATTAAAATCGTCTATGTGGCAGGATATACCTCTGCATTTAGCGTTCCAGAGCCTATTCGTATGGGTATGCTTCAACATATAGCATATTTATATGAACACAGAGGAGATATGTATGAAGCTCAAGCTCCAATGCCACCCATAGTCAAAAAGCTCTATGCTCCTTATGTAATACACAAAGGCATTGGTTCTTCTTCATTCTTAGCGGTAGGTTAATATCATGAACTCTATCGGTAAGATGAGATATAGAGTTCAGTTGCAATCACCAACTAACACTACAGATGCAGGTGGAGGTAGATCACAAAGTTTTACACGAGTTGCTGATATATATGCAAATATAGTTCCTAAAAGCGGTAAAGAAAGCTATCAAAGGGGTAAAGTACAAGACGAAACCACACATGATATATTTATTAGGTATAGAAGCGATTTAGACGCTACCTATCGCATAGTTTACGAAAGTAGATCATTCAACATCAAGTCAATACTAAACATTGATGAGAGAGACAGATATTACAAACTATCTTGTACTGAAGGTGTTGCCCAATGACTATCAAGAATCTTGATGCGTTTCAAAGACGCTTACACAAAAGGTTTGTCAAAAATGCAGGTTCAAATCTTAAAAGAGCTGTTGGTAGTAGTGCAATGGTAGTAAGAGGTGAAGCTGTTACCAGTATATTATCTGGTAATAAATCAGGTCGTACTTATCGTTTATACAATCCTAATAGAACTCATACTGCTTCTGCTGCAGGTCAACCTCCTGCAAGTGACACAGGTACATTAGCTAGTAGCATTACTATTGATCTGGATGTAGAAAGAAATGCTGTTGTAGGTAAGATCATTGCTTTTGCAGATGATGGCTCTGGCGGAAACTATGGAAAGCACTTAGAGTTTGGTACACAAAACATGGCAGCTAGACCTTTTATGCAACCTGCTTTGCGTAAAAATAAGCGTAAAATCAATCAAATATTTAAAAGAGAGGGCATAATCAGATGAGTTTAGGTACTTTTGCCCTACAAAGCACAATATATAGTACCTTGAGTGGCGATAGCACTTTGACAAGCACATTAGGAGCATCTGTCTTTGATGATGTGCCTGAAAGCACCAGTTTTCCTTATGTTGTTTTAGGTGAAGAAAACACTCAAGAATCTGGCACAAAAGATGTAGATGGCACAGATACAACCTTGACATTGCACATCTGGTCAGAATATAAGGGAAGTAAAGAAACAAAGGAAATTATGGACAGAATACATGATTTATTGCATGATAGTAGTTTGAGTGTCAGTGGGTTCAACCTCATAAATTTAAGGTTTGAATTTAGTGATATAATGAGAGACCCAGATGGGAAAACAAGACATGGTGTCATGAGATTTCGTGCAGTATTACTAGGTTAATATAGGAGTAAAATATGGCAGCACAAAAAGGAGCAAGTTTACTGCTCAAAATAAATACCACAGGCACAACTTATGTGACAGTCGGTGGTTTGCGTTCTACTTCCATAACTCTAAATGATGAAGCTGTTGATGTGACTAACAAAGACTCCTCTGGAAACAGAACTTTGTTAGCAGATGGCGGTATTCATTCTATGTCTGTTTCAGGCTCTGGTGTCTTTACTGACGCTGCTTCTGAAACTACTCTTAAAGATGCAATGAATGCTTCTACTTTTAAGAACTTTCAGGTGATCATACCTGATTTTGGTACTTATCAGGGTGCGTTTATGGTAGCTACATTGGAGTATGCAGGAGAGTACAATGGAGAAGTTACATATTCTGTAACATTAGAAAGCTCTGGTGCAGTAACATTCACAAGTGCATAAGGAATAAGCTATGGCTTGGAAAAATGTCACTGTAAAAGAGGGCAATAAAGACATATCAGCTTTAATGCAAGAAGATATGCTTGAAGTGCCTAACTTTCTGGGTAAAGACAAAGACGAGCCAACTACCTTAAGTGTAGATGGCAAGTCTTATAAGGTAGTTTCTGTATCGTTAGATACTAGAGACGATATACTAAAAATAAAATTAGAACTTCCAATGGGAAGTCCAAAGAGCAAAGCTCAAGGAGAGTCATATGGCAAATCCAATGAAGGGTCAGATTGACCTTACTCTAGGAACTGATACATACAAAGCCAGATTATCTGTTGATTCTATTATGCAGATAGAAGCAGCTTGTGGGTGCGGTATAATCAAATTAGCAAATAAGATGGCAGAAGGTGACATAAGAATGTCTGATGTCATCTATGTTCTTACACCTGCATTAAGAGGTGGTGGAAAAGATATACAAGAAAACGACATAAAAAAAATTGTTGCTGACATTGGACTTGTCAATGCAACAAAAGCAGTAGCTGAACTATTAACACAATCACTTACGACTGATTCAGGCGAAGAAGGAGAAGCAGAAGGAAAAAAAAAGGAGTAAGAGTTGATGACAAACTGCCCATCAAAAGATATATGGAGATATGTATGGGCATGATTGGAATGCAACCTTCTGAGTTCTGGAATGCTTCAGTGATAGAAATACACTGTGCCATAGATGGATTTACTGAGTTCCATACTGGCAATCAACCAACTCCTATGACAAAAGACGAACTCAACGATCTAATGGAAAGGTATCCTGACTAATGGCAACTCCTGTAGATGAGCTGATAGTACAAATCCGAGCAGAAACTGCTGATCTGCGTAGAGGATTGAAGAGAGTTAATGCTCAACTAGACACGACTAATGCCAGAGCAAAAGCATCTGTCTTAACATTTAGGAACTTAGCTAAAGTTTTTGGAGTCATTGGTTTTGCTAGATTAGCTTCTAGTGTTGTGCAAACGACACAAATGTTTGAAGATTTAGAAGCTACTTTACAAGCTAACACAGGCAGTGCTACAGAAACAGCACAAGCCTTAGATATGATTAAGGTGTTTACAGCACAAACCACTTTCCAAATTGATGAAGTAACAAGAGCTTTCCTTGAGTTTAGAAGAATTGGTATCAAGCCTACAGAAGAAGATTTACGAGGTATTGGTAATGTCGCTGCAGCTCAAGGTGTTGGTATTGACCAAATTGCTCAGGCTATCTTCAAAGCAGGTACTACTTCTATTGAATCATTACAAGCCTTAGGTTTTGAAGGCAAGACTGAGGGTGACAAGATTACCTTGACCTTTGGTGACATTACCGAGACAGTGGATAAATCTGCCGAAGGAGTGATGGGTTTTGTAAGAGCTGTTGGTGAAATTAAATTTCCAGAAGCTATTACACAAAGAGCCAATACTTTGACTGGTGCTTTTTCAAACTTAGGTGATGCTACATCTTTATTCATGGATGAAATAGGACAAGGTGGTTTGAAGGATGTTTTGATAGATGTTGCAAGAGATTTAAGTGTTCTTTTAGTAAATTCTTTAGATACAGCTAAAGCAATAGGTGGCGTTGTAAGACTAGCTTTTGAAAAAACTGGTCAAGCTATTAGTACAGCATTTGATTTTGCTAAAAAATTCAAAGACGAGATAGTAGCATTTATGGCAATAGGTATCGCTGTGAAATTAGCAAGTATGGGTCTAGCACTGCTCAAATTAGTCAAAACTTTGACGATTGCATCTGCTGCAATGAAAGCATTCAACATGATTATGAAAGCAAATCCTATACTTTTAGTATCTGCTTCTGTGCTTTACTTTACAGGCTTGTTAGATGATCTAGGAAAAAAAGTACAAGATGTTATTGGTGAGTTTGATAAACAATTAGGTGTTACAGAGTCTTTGAGTAAAATAATTGAAGATTTGACAGTAGACACCTCAGAGTTAGAAACAGAATTATCTAATGTCGCAGAGGGAGTGGCTGAAGTTGGTAATGCAGCAGAAAAAGCTAAAGTCACTTTAGGCACAGAGTTAAAACAATCAATAGTTAGCACAAGTCATGCTTTTACTAATGATTTTGTTGGTGCGTTAATGGAAGGTGAATCAGCTTTAGATTCTTTTAAAAACTTTGCAAAAAATATTGTTCAGCAAATCATAGCAACTTTTTTACAAATGGCAGTAGTGAATCAAATATTGAATGCGGTTTTTGGACTTACAGGAGGAGCAAATGCTCTACCGACTATTACAGTAGGACAAGCAGGGGGTGGAACTATACAAGGTAAACGACCTACTTTAGTTGGAGAAAGAGGACCAGAGCTATTTGTACCAAATACTGGCGGTACTATTATGAACAATATGAATACCAGAAGTGCTTTATCTGGTGGAGGCGGTGTAACTATAGTACAGAACAATAACTTTGCTTTAGGAGTAGGAGCTACAGCAAGGGCAGAAGTGCAGAAAATGCTGCCACAAATAGCCGAAACATCTAAGATGGCGGTTCTTGAAGCATCAGCAAGAGGTGGTGCATTTAGAAAAGCATTGGTAGGTGGATAATGACAACAAGTACAAACAATATAGTAACTATGCCCAGTACACCAAACTTTTCTGATAGTACATGGTCTCTAGTAAGAACAGTTGGTGTAACAGTAAGTCCATTTACAGGGCAAAAGAAAACGCAAGAGTTTGGATATAATTATTTTGCAGGTGATCTGACTTTGCCTCCTTTGAGTAGAACTCAAGCAAGTCAATGGCAGTCTTTTCTTGCTAATTGTCAAGGACAAATAAATTCATTTCAGTTAGGCGACCCAGATGCAAAAACAAATCAAGGAACATATGGGCAAACACATCTTACAGCTTCAAGAAGAGTAGATGACTCAAGCGAAACATTATCGTTCAGTGGTGCAACAATCACAGCAGGAACAAGCATTTTTGGAAGTCTGATTGCAGGTGATTTTGTCCATGTGACTGGTGCTACTAACGAAGCTAACAATGGCACACATAAAGTTTCGTCAGTCACTAATGCCACTACAATAATTACTACGACTACTTTGACTACAGAAAGTAATACTGCAGGATGCAAAATTAGACAAAATGTATCAGGAGCTACAGGCATAGCATTAACAACAGTAAGTAGCGATACAGGAACTATTCTAGCAGGTGATTACTTAGGGGTTTTAAGTGGTAATAGTTTATCACATCAACCTTTTCAATTACTGCTTGTGACCGAAGATGCTGTCAGATCAGGAACAAGCGTTGCAGTAAAAACTGAACCAAGATTGAGAAAAGACCTCACAGATGGTTACTTTGTTACCTTTCAGAATCCAAAAGGTTTGTTTAGATTACAGTCAAATGAAATAAATTGGAGTGCTGATAGAGCATCTACTTATGGCATATCTTTTTCTGTCATTGAGGATGTTTCTGCAAGTAATACTTAATGGCTAGTAGAAGTGGCATAGATGCAAATATCACTAATAGATTAGGTGCTGATCATCAAATAATATTCTTAGCAGTAAAAGCAGAGTTTGATACTGATACTGTTAGACTTTGGACTGGTTATGATGACTTACTTATCAATGGAGAAACCTATACAGGTGCAGGTACTTTACTAAGTGTTAGCGATGTTGAGGACAACATGGATGTTGCTTCAACTAATGCTTCTTTTGTAATGTCAGGTATGGATGAAACTGTGCTGAATTTAGCTTTATCTGAAGATATACAGAATAGAAAAATAACACTTTTTATGGGTTACCTCAGTGGTGGTTCTAATGAAAGTGCAGGAGAGATAATTTTATTTTCTGGAAGAATGACAAATCTTACTGTTAATGATGACCCACAAGGTATGTCAATAACTGTTAACGCTGAAAATCGTTTAGTAGATTTAAATAGACCTTGCAATCTAAGATATACCTTAGCCTCACAACAAATAATAGACAGTTCTGATACTGGTTTTAAGTATGTTATGGCTATTCAAGATAAAGAGATTGATTGGGGTAGACCTTCTAATACAGATACCAGTGCAGGGGGTGGAGGCAATAGTAATCAAGATAAAGCACAGACAGTTATACGATGAAAAAAAAACCAGATTGGCAATCAGATTTATTTGCATACATAGAGGAGGTTTATAATAAACCCTTTGTGTGGGCAAAGTGGGATTGTTGTAAATTTTCAGATGCCTGTATAAAGGTCATGACAGGCAAAAGCCTAATACCCAAAACCTTAAAATGGAAGGATGAAGAATCTGCCATGAAAGCAATCAAAGAATATGGTGGAACTCTGGGCAAAGCTATTGATAAAGCTGCCAAAGCACAAAATCTAAAAAAAATAAAACCTGTATTTTTGCAGTGTGGTGATCTAGTAATCTGGAAAGAACAAACTGAAATGTGTGGCATTCACAATGGTGTTAATATTTTATGTCCTTCTGATGATGGCATAGCTGTAAAACCTACAGAACTTGCATTGAGAGGTTGGCGTATAGATGGCTAAGGCTATAAAGACAGCAATAATTGCTACTGCGATTGCAGTCGCAGTTGTAGCTACAGGAGGAGCTTTATTACCTGCTGCCTTAGCAGTGGCTTTGCCATCACTTGCAACAGTAGCAATCATGACATTTGCTACAACGCTTATATCAGCAGGTATAGGCATGATGACCTCCAAAGGAATAGAAGCAAACAACGCTAATTTTGGCACAAAAGCTACTACAAGAGGTGCAATAAAGCCAAGACAAATAATATATGGAGAGACTGTAGTTGGTGGTGTTATAAATTTTTTAAGAACTACAGGCACTGATAACAACAAATTATCTATGATGGTAGTGTTTTCAGGACACGAAGTAGAAGGATTTACAAGTTTACATTTCAATGATGTCACTATAACTACAACTACAACGACCTCTTCTGGTGCAGGTACTGATAATAAAATCTACACTGTAACAAACTCTGATTTTACAAATACAGAAAACGATAACAATTTTGGTAGCGGTAGACTTGCTAGGTTTACCTTTCATGATGGCAGTCAGACAGCACATGATTCTTTAGCTAGGACTACGCATGGAAGTACAATCATAGATAATAATTTTAAACTCACAGGTTGTTCTTATATGTATTTAGAAATGATCTATGACCCAGAAAAATTACCTCAAGTACCGAAGATTTCAATGAAGATAAAAGGTAAAAAACTATATGACCCTAGAAAAGACACTACAGTAGGAGGTGATGGTTCACATAGACTCGGTACAGCATCTACTCATGAATGGTCGGATAATCCTGCTTTATGTATTTTAGATTATCTTTCAGATACTACTTATGGTTTGAAAGCTACTTCTACTGAATTAAACCTGTCTGCAAACGCAGGAGGTTTCATGTCTGCAGCTAATACTTGTGAGCAAACAGTTTCTAATATTGGAGGTGTCTCAGAGGAAAGATATACCGCAAATGGTTTTACCAATATGAGTGCCGATGGTACAGGTGTCATAGAAGGCTTGTTAAGTGCTTGTGGTGGTAAATTAACTTTTACGAATGGTATGTTCAATGTATTTGTAGCTGCAGCCCAAACACCATCTTTAACGATTACAGACGATGATCTATTAGAAGCTGTCAATCTTACAAAAAATACGCAGTCAAATGAGCTATTCAATAGTGTTAAAGCTGTTTTTGTTGATAAAAATAATAATTTTCAAGCTACAGATACGCCAGAGCTAACAAATGCAACTTTTGTCTCAGAAGATGTACCAACTGGTGAAGCAAACGCTAACTATTTAAAAAGAATGGAAGTGCAACTGCCTTACACACAAACCAATACCACTGCAGAAAGATTAGCTAAGATTGCTTTGCAACATCAAAGAAAGACTTTACAAGTATCATTGCTAACCACAACTAAGTTTATGAGATTGCAACCTGCAGACTTTGTTTACATAACAAATGAAAGGCTTAATTTTTCTAACAAAATGTTTGAGGTTGTATCTACTAACTTAGAGTTCAAAGAAATAGATGAAGCACCTGTTGCAGCAACAAGACTTGTTTTGAAAGAAATAGAAGCTGCTGTGTATGACTTTGTAACTAATGATTATGTAACTCCTATTACTCAAGGACCAATAAGTGAAGTTCCTGCAGGTTCTTTTGAGATGTCACAACCAAGCAATCTTGCGTTGTCTCAAGTTCTTACTTTGGATGGCACTACTTCAAAAATAAACATAAAAGCGACTTGGACTAACAGTACATCTCCTTATCTGTTTGGAACTGAGGTTTCATATAAATTGTCTACCGATTCAGCTTATCAAGCTATAGTTGTAGGTGCAGGAACAAGTCAAGCCTTTATACCGAATGTCACCGCAGGACAACAATACAATGTAAGAGTAAGGCATTTTTCAGATCGTAATGTTTATTCTGCCTATACGAGTAATGTGAACATTACGATAGCTGCTGCCAGTGCAGCTCCTAGCGACCCAAGTGGTTTATCTGCTTCAACAGGTAAGCCTTTTAATATTGTCGTCAGTTATACAAATCCAAATAACAGCGATCTAAAAGCAGTAAAAATATACCGAAAGACTTCTAACAGCACACCAACAAGTGATAGTGATGGCTTAATTAACACTCAATATGGTTCGCCAAACTCTGTTTCCACCTTTGTAGATGGCAAAGCTAGTGGTCTTACAGCAGGTGTCACTTATTATTATTGGGTAAGAGCAGTAAATCATTCAGATGTGCATTCTAACTTTGTAGGTTCAGTACAAGGTAACTTTACTAATGCTAATACTGCTGACATTGTTAATGACGCAGTTACAAATGCCCTTATAGATACAGATGCAGTAAATCAAGATTCCATAGCTGCAAATGCGGTCACAGCAACAGAAATAAATGTTGCCACCCTCTCAGCAATATCTGCAGATGTAGGAACGCTTACAGCAGGAACAATAGACGCTTCTACTTTGAATATAAATAACATAACCGCAAGTAACATTACTGCAGGTGAACTTAATGCCAATCGCATAAAATTAAATGGAACAACTCTATCAGTTACTTCAAATGGTTTAAATGTAGGAACTTTTGATGCAAACAGTCATGTTAACGCAGGTACGCTTGGTGCAGTTCTTGCAGATGAAGGCATATATACGATGTCAAACACTAACACAAGTAGTAATACCAGTTTCACAACGCCTGAAAGGTTATCAACTCCTATAACCTTGACTATACCTGCTACAGTAACAGCAGTTTCAAAAACTTTTCTTATTAGATTATTTGTGAATCCAGTTGGTACACAAGTCCATTCTACAGCTATCAATCTAATTTGTGGTTATGCAACAGGTGCAAGTGTAACTGCCATCTCTGGATTAGGTACAAATGCCAACCAGTTCACTAATCTTGTGTTTGCAGAGGGTCTAGGTGTATCTCATGCTTTTTCTATTACTACAAGCACATCTAGCTCAACAGTATTGTATATCTATGGGTTTGGCGGTCTTTTTGGCGTAGCAAGTCCAAGATTACAATATACTTTATCTGTAGAAGGAGTATTTAGATAATGGACATCAGTATTTACTTAAAATCAACTGGGCAAATTATATCTACAAGAAACATAAATTCTATTGATGAAATAAGTCATTTGGACACCTCAACATATGGATATGTAGAAGGCAAGTATCAAATATCAAAAAAGAAATGGAATGGCACTAAAATTGTTGATTATGATGATTATATTTCAGGTCAAAATACCGCAGAAGTAAGACAAAAGAGAAATATACTCTTAAAAGATAGTGATTGGACACAAATGCCAGATAGTCCATTAACAGACAGCAAAAAAGCAGAATGGGCAACTTATAGGCAACAACTAAGAGATATGATGGCATCTTATACAGACAGCAAAGAAAATACTGTTGAAAGCACAACTTTTCCAACCGAACCTACTTGATGGATGATTTACTAATTTGGTCAGGACTTTGGGTGCATGAAGGTCATTATGTATCTTTTAAGATACTTGAAGATGACACAGTAGAGGTGATAGAGCTTTTGCAAAAACCAAACCCAGAGGATGAGATCAAAACAGAGAGGATATATGATATAAATGAAGCAATGATTTATCAAAAAAAGTTAATACAGTTTGGATATGATCAAATAGGAGGTTATTTTTATGATTGACGAGCCAAAACAAGATGAGCCAATAAAGAAAAAATTAGAGCTAGATATTGATGTCACGCCTGTAAATGATGGAGATAATCCTTACATGAAATGGGTGCATTTGGCTAAAACTGTAGATGCTTGGAGGATATTTCCAAGAATATTTGTCAGTGTATATATAGTTCTGCTTTATAAAGTTGTCATATGGTTTATGGAACTACCTGAGCCTAATTTAGAGCAATCTGCTTTAGTTTCTATTGTTGTAGGTGCTATGGCAGCAGTATTTGGTATATATGCAGGTACTTCAGGTCAAAGTAAAAAATTCAAAGGAGAAGATAATTGATAGAGTTTTTTGTTATCTTTTTAAACTTGCTTGTATTGTTCGGTCTTATAGGATTCAAACTCTATGCAAACTACAGAATAGAAAGAAACTTAAAACATTATTTAAAACACTTAAAAGAGGAAAACAAAAGATTATATGGAAGCGTTCAATCTGATAGCTGAGGTAGGTGTACCAATAGCAGGTGCTTTGGTTATGGCTTACTTTATATTTTTAGTTATGAAGCAGCTAATGGATGGTCTTGTTGCAGAGATAAAAACTATACAAGGCATAACACAAATGCTTATTACAAGAGCTTCTATAATGAACAATGACATGATTAGAATAGATACAAGTGTATCTGCAGCACTTGATCTTAGTCCAGATTTGCAAAGAATTGCAAGAGCAGAGAATTTTGTAGAAGATGGAAAAATAGACGCAAGAAGAGATTAATGGACATTGGACAGTTAATAGCTGACTTTGGTTTTCCTGTAGTTATGGTTGTAGGACTAGGATATTTCGTCTGGTATGTATGGCAAACAATAACAAATACGATAAGTCCTGCTGTAGAGGACATGAAAAAAACCATTATAAGATTGACTGACCAGTTGCGTCTTTTAGACCAAGATATGATACGATTACAACAGAAGGTAAATACAGTTTTAGAGCTTAAGGAAGAAAATAAACTTAAAGATAATGAAAAAAAAGACAAAAGCACAACAAGCAAAAGATGAAAAATTCAAGATGTGGTTTGCCATAATTGGTTTGTCTTTTATTGTTTTAACAGTCTTAGTTGGTTCTATTCAGAGTGTTTTTGCAGATGAAATGGTATTCAAATTCAAAAGTCCTAGTTTTTCAGGTATAGGCACATCATCGCATTATTTGACAATAGAAAATCAAGAATTTAACAGAAAGAAAGCCTTGAAAGATGAAATCAAGGCATTACAAGAAGAGATAGAAAGAGACAAAGAAAACACAACATTAGCAAGGTTTATAAGAAATTTAGAAAGTCGTATATACGCACAGTTATCTAGGCAATTAGTAGAAAACTTGTTTGGAGAAACTCCTAGTACAGAAGGTACTATTACTTTGGAAGGAAATACTATTACCTATGTGTCAGATGGCGAGTTTATTACACTTACAATTACCGATGAAACTGGTGGTACGACTGTTATCACTTTGCCTATTGGTAATTTTACTTTCTAGTTGTGCAATAAATGGCAAGTGGCAGAATGAACCCACAAAGCAAGAAGCACAGATAAATTCTCTTGTTATTAAAGGACTTGCAGAAGTTGGCAAACCTGAGAGAAAACCTACTGTAGCTGTTTATCCTACAGCTTTTAAAGACGACACAGGACAAAGAAGAGGTAACAGTTCTTTTGCTACTTTTAGTACAGCAGTAACACAAGCACCGCATATTTATCTAATAAGAGCTTTACAGCATTCAGGTTTTTTTGATGTTGTAGAACGCACAGGATTAGATAATTTAACCAAAGAAAGACAAATTATACGATCTACAAGAGAAAATTTTGAAGAAAAACAACAACTTAAACCATTATTATTTGCAGGTTTACTAATGGAGGGTAGTGTTGTAGGATATGAAAGTAATGTAAAATCAGGCGGTTATGGTGCTAGGTACTTAGGAATAGGAAGTTCCAAAGAGTACCGACAAGATACAGTAATTGTATCTTTACGCACAGTATCAGTATCTACTGGTCGCATTTTATTAGAAGTCTTGGTTACCAAAACCATACTTAGTGTGGGTGTTAGCCAAGATGTATTTAGATTTGTGGCAGATCAAACAGAGCTAGTAGAAGTAGAGAATGGTATGACCGAAAATGAATCAGTCAATCTAGCACTCCAAGCAGCTATAGAAACTGCAGTTCTACAAACTATACATGAAGGTCATAAATCAGGTTTTTGGAGTATTGTAGAAAATGAAGATAGTTAGTTTATTAGTAGCCTTATTTTATATGGGAGTAGCATATACTGCCGATAATGAGGTTTATATAGATCAGTCAGGAGCAACTGTAAACATAGATGTTGAGCAGCTTGGTTCTGGTAATATCATCGGTGGTAGCGATGCTACAGCAGGAAGTATGACTGCCTTAGACTTAGACATTACATCTGCAACACTTGATATAAACCAAATAGGTAATCTAAATAAATTTTTAGGAGATATTACCAGTGATACTTATACTGGCTTTTTTGAATTTGATGGTGACAGTAATGTATTCAACATACAAACTGACCCTACAAATACCTTTGGAGCAGATAATTCTAATATTTATGTTGATGTCACAGGTAACACAAATACTTTTACCTTGAATCAAGCAACTTCTGCATTAGCATCACAACTTGATTTAGATTGGATAATCAATGGAGGTGGTAATACAATTACTGCATCTATTGACGCTGATGGAGCTACCAACTATATGAGCTTAGATGGTAACGACAATACAGTTACTTTTGATGGAGATGGTTATGCAGGTCAATATTTTAAATTAGAGCAAACTGGTGGTAGCAGAACATTCAACATATCGCAACAGTCAACTTTGGA